GTATCAATAAGTGAATCTAAATTTAATGTATCTTTTTCTATTTCTTTATTAGTTTGTGATAAACTACAAGAGCAAAGAAATAAAAGTAATAATAGTTTTTTCATTTTATTTCTTTTTAAGTTCATCAATTTCTGCTTTAAGTTCCTGTATAGACTGTACTAATATTGGAACAATTTTAGAATAATCTACATTTTGTGGGTTTATAACTTCTTTATCAACTTCTTTACCTTGCTCATTAGTTACCTTTTGTGTGGTCATTGCATCCTTTTCTCCAGTTACAGCTTGTGGTATTATCTCTTGAAGCTCGTGTGCTAAAACACCATAACTTCTTGAATTATCTGATTTCCATTTAAAATCATACATTTTAATTTTAGAAATTTTATCTAAACCAGTAAAATCTTTTAAATCTTCTTTTAATCTATAATCTGAAGAAGTATTAAAGCTAGTTGCTGTTGAACTATTAGATACACTACCCACAGCAGCAGGAGAGCCACCACCACTATCATAATAAAAAACAAGAGGATAACCTGTTGTTACTGTTGAAGTAAAATTCAATCTACCATAACCAATTCCTACTGTTTCAAAATAAGAACCTGCACCTGTTGTTGTTACTGTTGTTTTACCAAATAATACATCTTTTGTGTGTGCTATTGTCATAGCTGTTCCCAGACCACTAACAAACTCTAAATTTGCTGTACTACCACTTCCAGTATTTTTAATTACACTCCAATTATCGTTATTCCCTACCGTATCATTTTTTATTGCTAAACCTGTATTTGATAAATTTAATATAGCACCACCTGATGAAGGTGCTGGAGTATAAACACCTGTTGCACCTAATCCAGTAATCCCCTTTCCACTATCTAATCTAAGATAAGGATTTGAGCCACCCTCTGGAGTTACTTGTAAAAGAGGATAGCCAGTATTTGCACCAGTTGCTTCTTCTATCCATACTCCGTAAGAATTTGCGTTTGTAGTTTCAAAATGTGCTATATAATTAGCTGCTGTTTGAGTAACGTGAAGTTTAGCTGCAGGAGTGCTTTGTCCAATTCCAACATCACCATCAGAATCAATTTTTAATCTTGTTGAAGCTGCAACGTCATCTACAATATAAAATTCATTACTTGCAGTACCTAAATAATATCTTCCTGTTCCACTTCCAGTCCTTTCTAAATAAAGTTGGTCAGTAGAACCTGCAACTGCAATACTTAATCCACTAACGTCATTATGAGGAGTTGTCGTACCTATTCCAACACTTGAATTATATCCAACAGACATAACAGTAGCTGGTGTTGCACCACTTGACCTTGCAATATTAAAGTCCATTCTTGAATCTGCTGTACTATTCCAATAGTTTAATATTTGATTTCTATAATTATTTGTTGTATCAAAAGTAAATTGAATACCCTCTGCTTGTGAAGAACCTATTGTTAAATTTTTTTCTGGACTGGCATTTGAAATTCCAACATCGCCACCACTTGTAATTCTCATTCTTTCTGTAAAGGATGAACCAGAGTTACTTGCATTTGTGTTAAATGATAAATGAGAACCATCTACTGCTGATATTTGAGCTCTACCAATATTTGTTGCTGTTCCACTTCCAGAGCCACCTCCAAATATAATTGCACCTGCACCATTTCCAGAGCCAACTAAATCCAAAGCAGCATATTGATTTGTTCCTGCTGCTTCTATTGTTAAATGTTTATTTCCCCAACTAAATGGGTTTGCACTTGTAGTTCCTACTGCAATATTTCCACCACTTTCAATCCTCATTCTTTCGTTAGTATGACCATTAGTGTAGAATCTCATATCTGCTGCTGCTCTTGTCATTATAGATAAACCACCACTTGCACCAGTACCAGAACCTATTGCAACACCATCTTGAACAAAACCACTAGCTGTAGTAAATGAAGTTCCTAAAGCACCTGCAAATAAACCATCTGCATTTGCACCAGAATTAGATACATAAATAGTGCTTTGTGCTGCTGTTCCAGAATCATCATTTGAAATACGTAAATACTGGTCACCATTACTTCCATTATCTGCTTCTATATTACCATTTAAATCCATAATAGTAGTACCTGCATAAGTTGCTAGTCTTATTTTTGCATTTGCATTATTAAATTTATTTAATATTTGAGCTTCACCTACTGAATTAATTCCAACTAACATCCCATTATTTACAGCACTACCAGTCCCACTATTTGTGAATTGATGATAATTACCAGAGACAGCATCAATATGTTGGTGTAATATTTCTTGTGGACTAGCTATGTTAATTCCTATTTCAGAACTTACTTCAGTAATGACTGAATCACCTACAGTAGTTGATGCAGTAAACTTTGCTATTTTATTTGTTGTACCAGAAACAGTTGGGATAGATAAATCATTATTGAACCCACTAAGATTTATATTTCCTTTTGTTAATTTTTTTTGTGCATTTGCAGAATCAACTACTGCGAAGAAATCACCATCAGCATCACTTGTTGATGTTGTCAATTCAGACAAATCAACATCAATCTGGTCAGCTTGTACATCAATTAAATTTCCTGCACCTACATTTAAAGTTACATCACCAGACGTACCTCCACCAGTTAAACCATCACCTGCAACTACACTTGTAATATCACCAACATCGTTGGCAATCCAATTTGTACCAGAGCCTGTAGAACTAAGAATTTGCCCTGCTGAACCTGTATCACCACTTGAATCTTTAAATGCACCAGTAAGGTTAAAATCACCAGACACGTGAAGTGTATCTGTAGGTGTAATACCAATACCAAGTCTTGTTGTTGAAAGATATAAAGGACTATCATTACCTGCACCATCAGTTAAACGCTTTGCTGAACTTGATATTGCTGCTGAATCAGTAGTTTTGATTAAACCGAGATACGAAGATGAAATAGTATTACCAGTAAGTGCTGTTCCCATATTAAAATTTTATTACAAATATACTAATCTTTTTTTTTCAATTTCATAAAATATTTTGTGTGATGTTCACGATGACAATTTGCACATAGTATTTCGCAATTATTAAGTATTTCTTCAGTTAATAAATCTACCTTTCCATTTTCTTTAAATGAACTTTGTGTAAGGTTTCTAATTTCTCTAGCAATTGCATAAGTCTTTTTACCTTTATGGTGAAAATCTAAAGCACTAAAGTTTCTGTTATACCCACACCTAGAACATTTTATATCAATAAAATTTGCTAGGTGATAAATAAATTTCTGTTTATATTTTCTATGTTCCTTGTCTCTTTTTCTTGACCTACACTTTTTGCATACCAACTCACATCTTCCATTTTTTCTTTTATAAAATAAATCTACTGATAATGTTTTTCTACAGGTCTTGCAATGCCTACCTTCCTTGTCCTCTATATCTTTTACAACCGTTCTTTGTTCCTGTATAGTATTTGCCATTCTTATTTGTTGTATGCCTATTTTTACTATGTATTCCCTTATTCTTTTTTTTAGGTTTAGGTGTATGAGCAACACCAAAAAACCTTCTTTTTCTTGGCATTACTTTTTACTAATGCTTTGAAACTTCTCTACTGAACGACCACCGAAGTAAGCACCAATTACTGTTATCAAAGTAATTTGTAATAAATCAACCCAAGATTCTGCAACGGTAAATTGTAATTGACCACTATCAATAAAGATAATTATTACAGTTGAAATAATAAGAAATAATAATACGAGAGGTCTTATGTTTTTTGAAAGCCAAGAATCGCTTGATGCATCAGCCTTCCATCTTTCTGTTACGTTTCTTTGCGTTTCGTTTTCTGCCTCTATAAATATCTTTTCAATCTCTACTCTAGCTGCGTGTTTTTCTTCCTTTGTCATCACAAATTTATCGACAACATCAGAAACTTTTTCTAACGCACCCCCAAATATTTTGTTTAAAATTTTCATTTACAAAAACAAATAGTACAATTACATTCTTTTTTAGTCATTTCTTATATAAGTTATTAAGGCATACATTATCATTACAATACAAGTAAACATAACAACACCTTCTATCATAGCTTTTCAATTAAATATAATAATTTTTCTTCTATCCTTAAATATATTTCTAATCTTTGCACACCTTCCCAATCTTTTAACTGCTCACTAATTTCTAAAAGTGTATTGATTTTAGAAATTGTTTGACCTACTTCCATTTGTTTTTTTACAGTTAATGGGTCAAGATTTTGGATGTGTAGCTTTTCTTTATCCATTATTTTTTATAAACTTTCTTTTCCAGGTCTTTTATTTTATCTTTCATATCATCTATTTCCATTTGTATATAATTCATCTTTTGATTTACTATATTGAAATCATCATTCTGCACTTCATATACAGGAAGTTTTTTAGCCACTTCAATTTCTTGTTTTAAATTGGTATAAGATAATGTTACCGAACCAATCATAGTACATAACAAGATTATGGTTTTTAAATCAAAAACCAAATCTGGTTTACCATCAGAATCGAAGTCTAAACCAATCTCTTTTTGTGTTAAGTCTTTTTCTGTTATTTTTTTCTTTCTTGCTGTCATAGTTTTTAATTTTACTCAAAATTAACAATTTTAATTATTAATTGTTTTTGCGTTTTTAAAGCATTATATATTTTTTTATATACTCTTTTATATGCAGTTGTTGATTGTCCTATAAACCCATCTTTTGTAATGTTCTCCGAAGTTGAATTTCCAACCAAGATACAACCTGCAGAATCATCGTCAGTATTACCCACGTGAATAAGAACATTAGTAAACACCATACCATTACCACGAACATTAGAAAGCTGTAACATTCCTTTATGAAACTCACTAAATTTTTCTTTATATCTGTTATGAAATCCACCTTCAGTCCTTAGCTTTAAAAAATATTGTCCTTCTGGTATTCTTGTTTCTCCATATACTTTTACAGTCTGTTTTTGGTCTTCTAATGTATAGCATAAAAATTCTTTTTTATTATCATCATTCACCAGGAACATAACACCTAGTGTTGATTCTTTTCCACTGCTATATCTATATACTTCAACCCTCATTATGTTGTTTGTTCAACTTGATTTTGAAAACTTAATATGCCTCTATATAAAGTATAAGTTTCAGTATCTTCTGTAACATAAGTAATACCATTACTTTCTGCTGCATATACATTAAAGTTATCAGACGATAAATCAAAAAAAGATGTTTTACTAATTAACAATTGACTTATCTCATTCATAGCTAAATTTGCGTTTAACTGACCACCTGTATTTGTATCAAAAGCTGTAACCACTTCAACCCTAGTGGTTATAAGTTGTATATATTTTTGTTGATTATCTTCAATCGTATTTGCATCTAAACTATAAATATAAATGTAAGGATAAACAACATTGCTTGGTACTACATTATAAACTGGATATAACGTACCACTAATTGTAATGTTATTGTTTAAAGCCTCAAAGACTTTTTTTCTTATAAGGTATGATGGGTCTTTCATAATTTCTTTATATATACACTTTGTTTCAAAGTACCTGTATCGACAGGAACTCTTTTTGATGAATTTCTAATAATTTGCAAACCAATAGCTTTTATATATGTTGCAACATTACCTCTTTCTGTACCAGTTAATAATTTTTTACCTAATTTTTTTAGTTTTATTTTCATCTTCGCTTGTTCTTCATTTATTGCAGGTTCAAAATATGGTTGAGCCTTCATTTTCCTTGTGCCATATTCTACGAAAGCTGAATACCCTGCATTATAACCAACCTCTACACCATCTTCTGTTGCAGCAAACATTTGCATTTTACTTATCTTTCTATCAAACTTTTGTTTTGATGATTTTCTTAATTGTATTTTAAATGCTTCTTTTGCCATTTTATTGTTGTTTATCTGCTAGTATTTTATATGTATATAAATCAACTTCATATATTTCATTTATTCTAAATCTAGTTGAATCATTTGTTAAAAATAATAAATCACCTCTTTGTATGTTTGTTGTTACTGTATCTTTTCGCATTGTAACTTCAATACCAGTTTGTAAAATTCTTTTACCATCTCTAAAAATCATTTTACCATCTAGGTATTTTCTGTCACCCCAATATGTACCTATTGTTGAAAGGCTTGATGTGAAACCACCATAACCATCAGCACTATTTGAGTTTCTTTTTACTGTAATTCTGTATCGTAATTTTCCTGCTTCTAT